TGAGACATGAAGCAAATATGGTAGGTAAGGATCTGGATAAAATGATAAAAGATTCTCCGGCATTGTTAAATGTCACCAAGTCGGTTACGGTTGATGTTGTAGCTAGAACGCTTATGACATCAACTGACACAGAACCGATGGTACAGTTCTCACAATCAGCAATGGGATATACTACGTCAGGTACATTTTTAATACCTGGGGGTGGGCTATTTATCAAAGAGTCGGAACTGGCACGGCTAGGACTGAGAAAACAGAAACTGGGAGTAATTGATATATATGGAGATTAAAGGCATTACTGTAACACTCTATGAAAAAATAGTTAGGGGTAAAGATGAATTTGATGCAAATATATATGATGAAACACCGGTTGCTATTCATAACGTGCTTGTCGCACCGGTATCTTCTGACGACATAATTACACAACACTCGATTAAGAGTGATGAGGTTATATATAAGCTTGCAATCCCAAAGGGCGATACTCACACCTGGACGGATTGCCTTGTTGAGTTTTTTGGAAAAACATTCAAGGTTGTGGGAGAACCTGTGGAGGACATAGAAGAAATGCTCCCGCTATCGTGGAATAAGCAAGTGCAGGTGAAATATTATGGCTAAATTCAAATTAAATAGAAGCGGTGTAAGAGAGTTACTGCGGTCAGATGGAATCATGGAAGAGTGCAGCAGACATGCAAAAAGAATCCAAAATAGATGTGGTGATGGTTATGAAGTAACCACACATGTTGGTAAAAATCGTGTAAATGCATCTGTGCATGCGAAAACCATAAAAGCGCGAAAAGATAACTCAAAAAACAATACGCTGCTAAAGGCTATGAAAGGTTAGTAATGATTGAGTTGATACTGTTTGAATGGCTAAAAAAACAACTAGCCCCAACTAAAGTGTATATGGAAGAACCGAAAGATGCCGAAAAAACTTTTGTATTAATCGAAAAAACTGGCGGAGCTGAATCGGTAGGAGTAAGCACAGCAACAATAGCGATACAATCGTATGAAACCTCGAAGTTTAAGGCAGCAAAACTCAATGAAGAAGTGAAGATTGCTGTAAATAAAATAGCTGAGGGTATGGGAGACGTTATCAAGGCAGAGTTGAACTCAGATTACAATTTTACAGATACCGATATAGGGCGGTATAGATACCAAGCTGTATACGATATCACTTATTATAAAAATTAGGAGGAAATGCAAATGGCAGCAAATGTAAATTCGGCATATGTTACCGCTGGAAAACCCAAAGTGGGTGGAGCGATCTTTAGAGCACCTCTAGGAACGGCAGTCCCAACGGATGCTAAAACAGCACTTGACAAAGCGTTTAAATCGCTTGGGTATATCAGCGACGATGGTGTAAAAAACGAGAACAAGATAGATACAGATGACGTCAAAGCTTGGGGTGGTAATACAGTAGCATCCCTGCTTAAGGAGAAAACGGATAAGTTTGAAATGACCTTGATAGAGGCACTCAATGTTGAGGTGCTAAAAACCGTCTTCGGTAGCAGCAATGTAACAGGAACATTGGCTGACAAGGTTACAATCAAGTCAAATTCTGCAGAAGCTGAAGATGGTATTTACGTTGTAGAAACTGTCCTGAAAGGCGGGTATCTGAAGAGGCTTGTGATACCGGTTGGACAAATATCGGATGTAGGCGAAGTTGAGTACAAAGATGATGCTGTTATCGGGTATGAGATAACGATTACAGCAAAACCTGATGGAACTGAAAATACTCACTATGAGTATATTGAGAAAGCATAAGGAGCTTTGAAATATGGCAGATAAGAAATACGTAAGTGGCGAAACGGAAAGCGGTTTCGTTTTTAATATCGAAGCAGGACAATTAGATAACATGGAACTAATCGATGCGCTTGCAGAGCTTGATGACGATCCATTGAAAATATCTTTAGTAATAACACTACTCTTTGGCAAAGAGGAAAAGAAGAGACTGTACGAACATGTTAGAACCGAAGATGGAATTGTCCCGGGCAAGGCGATCGAGAAAGAACTTAGCGACATATTTAGGGTGAGTCAAGAATTAAAAAACTAATCGCCCTTGCCGGTTTCATTAATATTGATGAAGATGCATTGATTTGCGATTTCGCAGAAACTTATCACATCTTTGATATTCGCGCACTACCGGCCAGATTGGTTGCAAGGCTTGCAGCGGGACTAAGAAATACAAGCAGAATAAAGATAAAAGTATCGGGACTTACAGTAACACCCGATACTTTTTTATTAGCTTCCATTTTTGATGTTGTGAATCTGTTGCTGTGGTCAAAGACTGAAGATGCTGAAAAAAACAGGAATCGCCCTGCTTGTATATCTCAGTGGCTACGGCAAGGTTATAGCGAGTCATCTTTAGATGCACACAAAAATATTGTATTTGAATCTGCGGAAGATTATGAGGCGGCAAGGGAAAAGCTCGTAGGAGGGATATAAATGGCAACTGAATTAGGAAAAGCATATGTACAAGTTATCCCATCTGCAAAAGGAATTGGCGATATGCTTAAAAAATCGATGGGCGGCGATATCGATAGCGCTGGTACATCGCTCGGAAAAGGATTAGGCAGCAAAATAAAAGCTGCGCTAGTTGCAGCAGGAATAGGGAAGGTTCTGAAAACTGCAATTTTTGAGGGTGCGAAGCTGGAACAGTCTCTCGGCGGTATTGAAACGCTATTCAAAGGCTCTGCCGGAAGAGTGAAGCAGTATGCTTCGCAAGCGTTTAGGACTGCAGGCATGTCAGCTAATGAATACATGGAAAATGTAACATCATTTTCGGCTGCTATGATTAGTTCGCTCGGTGGAAACACCAAAAAGGCAGCAAGATTGTCTAATCAGGCAATTACGGACATGTCGGATAATGCTAACAAGATGGGCTCTGATATAAATATGATCACGCAGACATATCAGTCCCTTGCTAGAGGGCAGTATCAAATGCTTGATAACCTCAAGCTAGGATATGGCGGTACCAAAGGTGAGCTACAGAGGCTTCTAAATGATGCCGAAAAGCTAACCGGCAAGAAGTACGATATCAGCAGCTTCTCTGACGTAACACAGGCTATTCACGCGATCCAAACGCAGATGGGTATAACCGGCACAACAGCTAAGGAAGCGGCAAGTACCATATCCGGCTCGTTCAACATGATGAAAGCTTCAGCAAAGAACTTCTTGGGCAATCTAACCCTCGGAAGAGACGTAAGTCAAACGTTACAGCAACTGGTAACGTCTACAGGTACATTCCTGAGCAACTTGTTACCGGCGCTAGGCAATATAGCTAAGGGAATCGTAAGTGTGATAGGCAGTACATTTCCGCAATTATTTGGCCAAATAGGTAATAGCTTAGGCGCTAATATGCCTAAACTGATATCAAAAGGGCTGGATATGATTACGCAGTTCACCGCATCACTCAGAAGCAACGCGGGAAAATTTATAAGCGCCGGAGCGGATATGCTGCTTAAACTTGCACAAGGACTAGCAAATTCACTGCCGATTTTGATACAAAAATTGCCGCAGATAATAACCAACATAGCAGGTATTATCAATGATAATGCTCCGAAACTGCTTGTTACGGGTGTAAAAATAATCATTACATTAGCAAAAGGCATAATCCAAGCTATTCCGACACTAATTGCAAATATACCTCAGATATTGAGAGCTATATGGAATGCATTTACAGCGTTTAACTGGTTGAGTCTCGGTGGCACTATAGTGCGCAGTATAGCGGGAGCCCTGAGAGGGGGCGTTGGGGCGTTGTTTAGTGCTGCGCAGAGTTTGGGAACGACAATACTTAATGCACTAGCTAATCTCCCAACGTTTCTATTTAACGCGGGAGCTACAGCTATAGTACATATGATCCAAGGCTTTAGATCAGCTTGGGGAGTAATCACAAGTATTGGTGGCCAAATTGTAGTTGCAATTGTATCCGGCCTCTTAAGGCTGCCAAGCCTTATGTGGAACAAAGCTAAAGGAGCTGTATCGAGGATGAAAAGCGCATTTACATCCGGCGGATGGCACAATATAGGCAGCCACATTGTCTCCGGAATTATCAGGGGTATTGCCGGTGCAGCTGGTAGACTGTTTAGTTCAATGAGAAATCTTGCGTCGAAGGCTTTATCGTCAGCTAAAAAGGCACTTGGAATTAGTTCGCCTTCAAGAGTTTTTGCTGCAGAGGTCGGCAAATGGATACCGGCAGGTATCGCAGTCGGTGTGACCAGAAATTCGAGCATTTTGACTGAAATAATGGATGATACAGCAAAGAGTATGACGAACTCATTTAACCCAAATCTTGTACGTAATGCTCAAATTAGCTGGAACGGATCGTCTCAAAGCAATGGCGTAATGCCGGCAGGGAACGTTGTGCAGAACATCAACATTTATCAGCCGGTTAAAACTCCGGGAGAGACAGCTGAAGCAATCAAAAATACTGCTAAATATGCATTTGCAGGAGATTACATTTAATGAGAGATATTGGATATTGTGTTAGGGCCGTCAGAGATGACGGCTTAACTTTTACTTATGAAAATGACGACTGGATGATGACCTCCCTTGAAGGAGCAGAATATCCTCAAATTGAGATATTTACAGAAGCAAAAGGAATTGGCAATGGAGATTTAGTTACCGGTAAGCGGAAAGGATCACGAGTAATAGAGGTGGCAACCGTGCCACGCCATTATAATGATGGAAATTACAGAATTCTACGACAAAAGGCGCTATTTTTCCACAATCCGTCACATACATTTCACTTGGAAATAGTGTATATGGGCGATATCAAAATCGCAAAAGAATGCGAAATTAAAGCATTTACATTTCCTACAGAAAGATATCGCAAAAATGCAGCACTGAAGCTTTCCTATTTGTCACCGCATAGCGAGCTTTTTGCTGCAGGTGACGAAAAAACAAATCTATCAAGCATAACAGCCAGATGGGCGGTTGTGCGAGCCTATACAGGTAGCAATAAGCTGCTGTATTCGACCGAGGATAGAGCCGACAGCATTGTTATTGATTATCAAGGATCAGCAAAAACAAGCCCTGTTATAAAAATTACAGCAGATGGATACGTCAAAGATTTAATAATTAAAATTGGTGATGTTACATGCAATCTCAATACGACACTTAAAATTGGAGATGTGGTTGTCATAGATGGCTCTAAGGCATACGCAACACAGAATGGGGCAATGGTAAGAAGCGTTGAAGATTTCCGAAGATTGAAGTTAATACCCGGAATGAACTTGATATCAATAACTTCAAATAGTGGTAATGCTTTCAAGTCTAAGATTACGTATACAGGAAGGTATGAGGGTATATGATTAATTTTTACGACAAGGAAATGAATCTGCTAGAGACGATTGAGTTTATCGAAATCACCTGGAACAGAAAATGGACTGAAGCGGGAGATTTTACGATATACACAATCGCAAATGAATGGAACGACAAAATCAAGTACATAAACATTGATGGGAGACCGGAAACAGGAATTGTAAAGAAGATTGTAATTGAAGAAAAAATAGAAGGCACTTTTTTAACCGCAAAAGGATATTTCTTGGAAAAACTAATAGATTTAGTTCAAGCTCGAGAAAACAGCAACGTATTTGCGAAGTCAACTGAGCATCCGGAATGGGATGACTGGGTTAGCTCTACAATTGAAGCCTACGCGCTTATAGATAACGCCATTGGTATAGAGAAACAACCAAGGCCATCTTTTATCGGAGGAATATATATAGCTGGAGGATGCAAATGGCCGGACGAAGTTAACCTATCGATAAAGCAAGGCGACAATATAGGGGAGGTAATTAGAAGTTATCTCATACTGTGGAACATGTCTCCTATAATTGAAATTAGGAAGTGGCCTCTCGGGCCAGTAATGGAAAAATGGGAAAAAGACCCGGACGAACCTCATTTTACATATCTGATCGGTATAAAACTAGGACGAGACATAAGTGAACAAGTAATATTTGGCAAAGGATATGAAAATGTATCACGCATAGAATATCAATACGATGATAGTGACTCGTTCCCGTATTATCAAATTGCTCAAACGATGGAAACAACAGGGTTCAGCAATGAAGAGGTTATTTCTGATGAAAGCGGACAGCGCAAGGGAAGGATTACAGAGCATTATATTGATGCAAATAATAGGCCTAGGGATGTGGACTATTATCCTAAAAAAGTAATCGAAGGAAACGTGTCAGGAATTGAACTCAAGCCGGCTAACGAGGCGCAAATACGCGAGCAAATGAGACAGCAGGCCAAGGTTGATATGCTTAATCATTATAAACAGGAAACAATAGTTGCTGACGTAATTCAGAACAACACCTATTATTTGAAGGATTATGACATTGGAGACCTATGCAGCATATCATTCGATGAAATTGAGCAAACATTCAAAGCGCGAATAGTTGAAGTAAGCGAAACATATAGCAAAAACAAATTGGAAGTTAAGATTACCTTTGGAACACCGAGGAAAGCAAAATATATCCCGGTTGGTATATAGGAAGGAGAATATATGATAAGTTATCCATTTATCTCTCATATAACAACAGCTGAGCCATACGGCGATAGGGCGATAGATCATAAAACCGAGCGCACCTTCAACAAGTTGTGTTGGAGCAACGGAGTATTTATGATGAATGCGGATGGCAGTGAACTACAGGTAATTGCATCTAATAATATGACACTTAGTGTGTTACCCGGTGGTTGTCACATTGAAGGTACGAGAGGATATGAAGCAAGCAAGAGGGATATTACAATCAGTGCTGCACACCCATCCCTAAAGAGGATAGACAGAATCGTAATAAGAATGGACGATTTTGATAGTGTCAGAGGCATAGAAATATACAAGAAGGAAGGAGTCCCATCCACAACGCCAACAGCTCCTGAATTAATTAGAGAATCGAATTATTACGAGCTGGCACTTGCGGATGTATATGTAATGCCTGCCGCTACTGAAATTACAAATAACAATATTGTTGATGTAAGACTGGACAGGGAACTTTGCGGAATGGTAGTCCCGGCGTTCCCTACACCGTTAAATCTCGAGTCGATATCTAATCAGTAT